TTAAATCTGAGTCCCCACTGTCGATGGCACGTTTGTAAGAATCTCTTGCCACTGCAAGACGTTCAACAATCTGTGCTTCAGAATTAGCTAGGTTAGTGCCTACTGCACCCCTATACTCTTCCTGTTGTTGTTGCAGAGCAACTTGCATCTGCTTGTTCTGCTCCAACAGTTTAGTAATTTCTTCTTCACGTTCTTTCTTTTGTTTTACTAACTGTCGTATTCGTTTCTGTGCACCTGAAGTTTCAACACCTTCTAGTGCTTGTTCCTCTTCTGCTTTTTCTTCTTTTTCTTCTGTATCTTCTGTATCTTCTGGTTCTGCTTCTACAACAGGCTGCTCTACTTTTTCTTCTACTTCAATTTCTGGAGCTGCTGCCGTTGTGTCTTCTTCACCTTCGATCTCAAATTCAACTACTTCCTTTTCTTCACCTGTATTAGGTGTAATGGTTTCCCATTTATCTGCCATGTTATTCTCCTATTTTACGTCTACTGCGAAGTTCGACGAATTACGCATTCAATGCCTATATTATACAATATAGGTTTTTATTATACAACTCAGTGTGATAAATTATATGTAGGATCTAAATCCTTAGAATCTTCTACTACCATTTTAATGTCATCGTCAAAAATAAGTAGTAGTGTAATTCCTTTATAAAAGAACTTATGTCCAGTATGTTTACCGTAACAGACAAAGTCACCTTCTTTACACCAAGCCCTTCCTTTAAACTTGCTATCAGCATAGGCTAAGTCACCAACTGACAACACACGTCCTACCGTTGTAAGGTAAGCCATGTCATCTTTAACTGAGTCTGGTAGAATTAATCCACCCTTTGTTTCTGATTTAATTGAAACAGGTCGTACTAAAATATTATATCCAGGAATCTTTGGTAGAACCTCTGGATCTGGAATGTCTTCATTAGTAATCCAGTCGTCATTCTTACGTGCACTTGATATTGCTTGCATATTTAATCCTCATCAATGTATTTACTTAGACTATCTTTGATTAGTCCGATTGATATTTCGATTCCTGCAATCCTACCTACTGCTTCTCTGTAGCTATGATAGTCTGAACAGTTCCCATATGCAAGGGAATTTTTAATATTTTCTATTTCTTTTTGTAGTTCTTTTACTAATTCTTCATAAAGCATTAAACGTCAGGGCCTTTTTGAATTAACTGCATTAGAAGATTAGACGTTACCTTGGCATCTTCTAGCTCATTACTTTCCTGAGCCTTGAGTAGATCACCCAGTAACTTCATTGCTTCGATGGCACGTTTGTTGCTACGATCTTCTTCTTTCTGTGATGCAGTTAACTGAGCCTGTGCTCCTGCTTTCTGTGCATCAATAATAATCTTCTGCTCCTTGAGGTCAAGGTCACGGTTTTTAAGTGTGGCATCAACCTGAGCCTTGGCTGCCTGAGTCTGATTCTTCTGCTGCTCAACTTGAATACGTTGTCCCTCAAGAGCCACCATCTGTTGTTCAGGAGACTGAGGTCCTTGCTGCATCATCTGCTGGTGCATCTGAGTTAACTGCTGTGCAGCTTGCATTTGTATCATGGCTTCTGGCTCAGGCATCTGTGACAACTGTTGTTGTACCTGCATAGCCATCATTGGGTTCTGAGCTACAGCCTGTTGACCTTGTTGTATCATACCCTGTAGTTGTTCTTCATACTTCTGCATCATGTGCTCAGAGATGTTGGCCTGTAGAGCTGGACCTAGTTTAGCCATAGCTGGATTCTTAGCATTCACTGGGTCTGACAAGAAGGCCATCTTGACACCAATGTGTGCATCGTGATTCTGTCCCATAAAGGCTTTAATAGGTTTACCTTCTGAAGCTGCCTTGATGTCTGATATAGGGTCAAGTGGCACTGCTTCCTCTTTACGTGGCATTAGACGGTCTACATCAGGTACGTTAGCTGCCGTTAGTAGCATACGGTTGATTGCTTCCATATCAAACATTCCAGGAGGTGAACCTGCTGCAACCTGTTGTACCATCTGGATAAGCATCATACGTTGTGCATTGGATGGAATGTTAGGGTCAGATACGGGAAGTACATCTACACGACCATCAAAGTCTTGCTTGAAGATATTTTCATCTGCATTGGGAAGTTCATATGGGTACTCATCTGGAAGGTACTCATAGTCAATACGTGCCAGAATCTTAAACTCGTCACGTTGTGCCTTGTGTATTCGTTTGTGGATTGCAGAGAAGAACTTACTTGAAGCTTCCAACAAAGCCATTGTAGTTCCCACTGGACCATATCCACCACTGTCTGAGATTACCTGCTCTGTGCTGTCAGCAAACTTCTGACCTGCACCAGCTACAAATGTTAGCATATTAAATAGTGTCTGTGAAGGCTCCTTAAATGGCAAAGGCACAATTGCCTTTGACAGGTCTATACCAGTGGCCTCTACCTCTTTAAACTCACCTGGAGCAATTGGATCGTTGTCACCTACAATACGTACACCCTTAGCCTTGAAGCCACCTGGAAGGTTAGCAAACTGACCTGCATCAAGTAGTGACCTCATGGCTGCCGTGGCTGACATAGTTAGGTTGCCTAAGAAGTGAATAAGACCTAGACCATAGAAACCAAATCCAGGAACATAACGATAGTGAGTAAAGTGCATTTTCTTTTCGTACTTCTTGTCACCTTCATTCCAGTTCCTACGGATGGCTAGTACCTGACCTGACTGCTCTTCAACAGTTACAATGTATGGACATGCCACCTTGCCAGAGTGCATCTTGTCTTCTGGCAACTCAAGGTAACAGTGTTGTTCATATAATACATATTGTGGGTCGTCGTCACCTGATGGTGATAGACCTAATACATTGTCCATCTTAGAAGCCATGCCTGACATAGATGGAATACCTGCATCAGGTAACTCTATGTCAGCATACATACCTGCTTCAATCTGACGGTATAACTCAGTTGGACTACGATAGATTACATGTGTGTACCGATCAGCCCGACGTAGGTCAGTGGCATAGTATGATACATAAAACTGGTCGATGGGTACAAACTCACTGACTGGACGTTCTAAGCTGGCATCGTAGTAAATCTTTTTGATGGCTGAACCAATTAGGGGTAGGTGAAACAACATACGTTCGAACTCATCGAAGTATTCTGGCATCTGGTCAGTCAACTGATAGTTCATAAAGTTTTGTACACGTTGAGCTTGTTGTTGTTTCTCAAGTGTAGGTGAACCCATGACCTGAGCCTTCACTGGTCCACCAGAAGGAAACAGCTCTTGGCTGGCCTTGGCTTGGAACTTGACGGCAGACTCAATCAACAGTGGGTGAACTGCAGTGGCAGCTCCCTCAAATGGTTCTGTTGTATCTTCTAGTTTTAATCCTAATAGATCAAAGCCACGTTCGAACATAGACTCCCACTCAGCACGTGAGTCTTTGTCTGCTTCAAACTTATCAATGACAGTGTTACCAATTTCTTGTAGCCTGTCGTCGTCTAGTTGTTCTGCTAAGTTTTCATAGAAGCCTGTGTCTACATCTACCTCAACTTCAATCTCAGTTTCTTCAGGCATTAGGTCTACAGTGATTTCTCCCGTTACAGGATCTACCTCAATAGAACCTCCACCTGTTGTTTCTTCTTCTATGTTGAGTTGGATTATGTTATCACCTTCGATACGGTCATACGGATTACGTTCGGTTGCCATTTAATTTATGTTCCTTTATGATTGGAAAAACGATTTGTCCTTATTATACACTCAAGTCCTCCAGTATCCAACCCTCTTCTGCCGTCTGGGATTATAATCATCTTCCCAGTTAGGATCATCAGGGTGGGTTACATTCCAACTTTCTTTCATATAACTAATTGCCATAGTCATGGCATCTACTTGGTCATCGTGTGCTCCGTTAGGGAAAGCTAATGACTCATCATATAAGTCATTAGCCCATTCCTTCCCTCGTGGAATAAATAGCCTACCTGCCTCCATTATTGGAGTAGAGGCATACACCCTACTTACCTTGTCCCTATCAGGTAAATACTCCAACACAGGTAGACCAGCCCTCCTCATGTCTTGTATCAAAGATTGACCCGAAGCCTTCTTCTCTACAATACATACATCAGGTCTGTGTTTCTTAAATAACATCTGAGCTACACGTCTTAGCTCTGGGTATTCAAATCTTTCCTTAACATTGCCCAGTAGTATTAGACATGGTATCACATCTTCACCACCATACTCATTCTGTTCTAGCTGGTGGAAGATGCCCCAGGTCTGTATGACACTGTAGTCAGCCGTCTTACTTGTAGAGAAGGCTGTGTCATATGTTTGTATTATCATTTCACAGCTAGGTGGGTCTTCATACTCCCACCACTGAAACCATTTCTTCTTAATGATGCCACCGTCTTCAGGAGAAGGGTTCTGCATATACAGAGACTCCCAGTATCTGCTGCCGTTAGATGCCCTAATCTCCTGCTCATCTACACGTAACACACTGTCTGGCTTCCACTCTGGGAAGTAAGAGCTACCCTCTGGCAATCCTAACAGGTCTGCTGCAGTCTCATCCAACCAAGCAGGAATACTAATTACTTCCCACTTATTCTCAGTTAAGTCTGTCTCCTGCTTTAAAAGCCAACCACATAGATCATCAAAATGATATCTAGTATTAATAATGATAATACTCCCATTAGGCATGAGACGTGTACGAAGTCCCGACGGATACCAGTCCTTAATATATTTACGACCTGCTTCACTGAAACTGTCCTCCTCTGACATAACATCATCTAACAAAGCTAGGTGAGCACCACGACCAGCAATCTGTGACCTCACACCAGCAGCATAATATGAACCCTTGTGGTTCGTCTTCCACTTACCTGCAGCCTTAACGTCACTGGCTAGCTGAACTCCCCTGAATGTATTCTGGAAGTCCTTCGTGTTAACAATGTCCCTCACCGACCTACCAAAGTCACTAGCAAGCTGGTCACTGTGGGATACAGACATTATCTCATGGTTAGGAAACTGTCCAATATACCAAGCAGGGAAGATCTTACTAGTAATAAGACTCTTAGAACTACGGGGTGGTAAGAATACCATAAGACGTTTAATCTCTCCATCAGCTACCTTCTGCAATCTATCACATAATAACTCAATGTGCCTACCCATTTGAAAGTCAGTCACCAAAGATGGTGCAGTTTTTCTAACAAATGTAATTAAATCTACTTTAGATTTTTTCTCTATATAGTTTTTTAACTTACGATCTAACTCTATGTAGTGATGAGCAGAGGCTACAGCCACTACATCTTGTGTTTCTTCTACTGTTTCAGACATCTATACCTTTGTTGTGTGACATTTATGCAACTATTGTATAAGCTACAGAAATGTGTTACCCTATCTATATTAATTCTTCGGGGGTAGATATATAGAGAACATCCATAACCCCCGATTGGTAGTACTATTAATAATAATACTAATAACAATACTAATAATACTAATACTATTCCGTTGTATAATGTAATTATACTAATAATAAACTAATTATACAACTACAAACTCCTCCCAACTACTACAAACTACATACGTCTTCGGCTGCCCCCCCTCTGTTTAGTACTTTTTTTATATGATGAAGCTTTGACTATTTTTTTCTAGTAATAAAACCACCCATATTTTGTTTTTATTTCCCCACAAATAGGGGGTGTACCCCTTGATGAAGGTTTACTGTATTTGCTCAGTATGTTTCAGGGGTATATTATATATGTGTACACACACATTTTTTTTGGGGTGGG